ATAAGAATTATTATGATGGAGGTGAGCAACTTGGTCCCAGAGGTTTGAGTGCTAATTCCTATCTTCGTAATCGTAGGACTGGTTTTGTTACTTATCTTGGATATGAGTATTGGAAGTTTACTGAAGGTCTTCTCAAAGACTTGAAAGAATCTTTTCCTGACACCAACTTCATTGGTATTCGTCTAGTTGAAAGCAGGGACTTCAGTTACTTCATTCGTAGGTATGAAGAAGTTTCTGATGTTACTTTGAAAAAGTCTAGAAAGGAAAAATCTCATTTTATTAAAAATTCTGGATATGATTCTTATTTTGCTTTGATGTCAAATTCTCTTTCTAATAGTATTGAGTTTGAAGTTGAGGAAGATGCATCTAAAACAAAAATCAGATCTGCTTTTGCCAAGTCTTTGAAAGCAAAGACTCTAAATAAAAAAGTGCTAGGTCACTTTATTGATTTGGTCTCTTGACCAATTATGGAACTGTCTGGGAGGGGGTTTGAAGAACCCCCTTTTGCTGTATAATAAATCTGTTGAATACACAACTCACTGATTATGGCACTCTCCACTGAATATGTTGTCTCTTCTCTCCAGGCACTCTATGGGGATGTAATCACTAGCGCTGACATCAAAGCTTGGTGTGCTCTCAATGGCAGTACTCCTGTAACTATTAGTAAGAAACTTGAACCATATAAAGTTGGTCGTGCTAAATGGAATCTGACAATTCTAGAAGCACAAGAGAAATTGGAAAAGAACTATCAGGCACCTGCTGCTTTGCCTGCTGTTGAACAAAACCTTATTCCAGAAAAAGATGATACCTTCGTCAAGTTTGGTAACTTTGGTGATATTAAAAAAATTATTCAGTCCAATCTGTTTTATCCAACGTTCATTACGGGTCTTTCAGGTAATGGTAAGACGTTCTGTGTTGAACAAGCATGTGCTCAACTAAATAAGGAGCTCATTCGTGTAAACATCACCATTGAGACTGACGAGGATGATCTTATTGGTGGGTTCCGTCTTGTTAATGGCGAAACTGTCTGGCATAATGGACCCGTCGTGGAGGCTCTGGAACGTGGAGCAGTGCTGCTTCTAGATGAAGTTGACTTGGCATCTAATAAGATTTTGTGTCTGCAGTCTATTCTAGAGGGTAAGGGAGTTTTCCTGAAGAAAACTGGTCGCTATGTGAAACCAGTAGAGGGTTTCAATGTGATTGCTACTGCTAATACCAAAGGTAAGGGTTCTGATGATGGACGATTCATTGGCACCAATGTTCTCAATGAGGCATTCCTTGAGCGTTTCTGTGTGACTTTTGAACAAGAGTATCCTCCTCTGACGTCTGAACAGAAGATCCTTCAAAATATTTCCAAGGCATTGAATATTTCTGATGCTTCTTTCTGCAAGCACCTGGTAGATTGGGCAGACATTATTCGTAAGACCTTTTATGATGGTGGCATTGATGAAGTAATCAGCACTCGTCGTTTGGTTCACATCATTCGTGCCTATAGTATCTTTGGAGACAAGGCAAAGGCAATTCAGGTGTGTATCAATCGATTTGATGATGAAACTAAAGCATCTTTCCTTGAACTTTATGACAAAGTTGATGGAGATTTCAAAATGAATATTGACCAAGACATTCCTTTTTGATATAATACTAAGAGGTACATCTTTCCTATATGACTGAGCAAATTGATAAAGAGATTCTTAGAACCGGATATGAATGGACACCCACTCCATTTACAGTGGTTGGTGGAATGGGTGAAGATCACATTTCTTTCAGTAATAACAATGTTTCTGAAAAAGACATTATCAGTGACAATGCTTTGACAAATGTAATCCGTGAATCTACTAATGGATTCTGGAAATATGAGGAAGATTTGACATTGAAAGAAATTCAAGATTATCTTTCTGGAACTTACAAATCGCATTACACTTCTCAAGATTCTAAAACTCAGACTCTTGATTTGATTGAAAGTATTGGTGATGCAGAGGCATTCTGTAGATCCAATGCAATCAAGTATCTTTCTCGCTTTGGTAAGAAGAATGGCAAGTCCAAACTTGACATTCTGAAGGCAATTCACTATTGTGTTCTCCTCTACCACTTCTCTGGTCTTCACACTAAAAATAACAATGGTTATGAAACTTTCTGATAAAACTGTTAACATTCTGAAGAACTTTTCTTCTATCAATCAATCTATCCTTTTTAAGGAAGGTAAGAAACTTCGCACTATCAGTGTGATGAAAAATATCCTTGCAGAGGCAACTGTAGAGGAGGAGTTTCCCAAGGATTTTGGTATCTATGATTTGAACCAATTCCTCAATGGTCTTGGTCTTCACCACAGTCCTGACCTTGATTTTGATAATGACAGTTATGTTGTTATTAAAGAAGGTCGTATGCGATCTAAGTACTTCTTTGCTGATAAGAGTGTAATTGTCACCCCACCTGATAAAGACATTTCTCTTCCCAGTCAAGATGTATGTTTTGAGCTTGATACTACTCAACTTGATAAGTTGATGAAGGCAGCAGCAGTGTATCAACTTCCTGATATCTCTGCTATTGGTGAGAATGGTGTTGTCAAACTGGTTGTTCGTGACAAGAAGAATGACACCTCCAATGACTTCTCTATTGTTGTTGGTGAAACAGATACAGAGTTCACTTTCAACTTTAAGGTAGAGAATATCAAAATTATTCCTGGAACCTATGAGGTTGTGGTTTCCCAAAAACTACTTGCCAGCTTCAGTAATAAAGGTTATGACCTGACTTATTGGATTGCCCTTGAACCTGATTCTACCTTTGGATGATGAGGCACATCCTTTTTACACTGAAAGGTTGCTCTGAAAATCTTCTTGATGATGAGGCACACATTCGCAATGTACTTGTTCATGCAGCACAAGTCTGTAAGAGTACATTGTTAAATGTCTCATCTCACAAGTTTGATCCTCAAGGTGTGACTGCTATTGCTCTTCTTGCTGAGAGTCACATTAGCATTCACACCTGGCCAGAGAATGGGATGGCAGTATGTGATGTCTTTACTTGTGGAGATCATACAGTTCCACGTGCTGCAGTGACATACATGTATGATATGATGTGTGCTACTGACATAGTGAGTGAACAATTTGTAAGACCTTTGGCATGAAGAAAAAAGATTATGATGGTCCTTTATATGCTCCTTGGCACCTTGTAAAAAAAGGTAAAGGTGATATCTTCCTTGACAAAGATGCTCACAAGTTGTATGTTTTTGATGGGAATGAATGGTGGAAAATTGTCCCCACCTCTGAATTGAAAAAAACCTGATTGGATTTGATTGTGTTTATACCTGAAGAAGACTATAGGAGAATCATAAAATCATTTCCAGTATTTTGTGTTGACTTTTTGATTAAATGTCAAGACAAATACTTATTGATAAAGAGGACCCAAGAGCCAGTTAAAGGTGTTTACTGGGTTATTGGTGGAAGAATGTTGTTCAAGGAGACCATCCAAGAACTTGCAAAGAGAGTTCAAACCAGAGAAATTGGAAGACATTTTCCAAATTTCAAATTGATTGGATTCTCAAACTACTTTTTCCCCAATGTTCCAGAAGAGCGTGCAACTCACACACCAACTATGCTATACTTGGTAGAAGTGGATGAAATGTTTGAACCAGACATTGATGATACTCACTCTGATTTTATCTGGACAGATGAACTTCCAGAAGAGTTAAAAAAACAAACTGATTTTATTTGATTATGAGTGACTTTATTTGGGTTGAAAAATATCGTCCCAAAACCATTGAGGATTGCATTCTTCCTGACAATATCAAGAAAACTTTCAAAGATTTTTTGAAGGCAGGTGAACTTCCTAATATGCTTCTCTCTGGTCCCCCTGGAATTGGAAAGACGACAGTAGCAAAAGCACTGTGCAATGAACTTGGAGTAGATGTCTATGTCATCAATGGATCCGATGAAGGTAGATTCCTTGATACTGTCAGAAACACTGCGAAGAACTTCGCTTCGACCGTATCACTTTCGTCAACTGCTAAACACAAAGTCATCATCATTGATGAGGCAGATAACACAGGGAACGATGTACAACTCCTCCTACGGGCGTTTGTTGAGGAATTTGCTGGCAATTGCAGATTCATCTTTACATGCAACTACAAAAACAAAATCCTTGAACCCCTCCACTCAAGGTGTGCAGTCATTGACTTTGCAATCAAAGGAAAAGAGAAAGCAGCACTTGCAGGACTATTCTTTGAAAGATTGCAAACTATCCTTACTGCAGAGAATATTGGGTTTGATAAAAAGGTCCTTGCAGAACTCATCAACAAACACTTCCCAGACTGGCGAAGAGTACTCAATGAGTGCCAAAGGTATTCAGTGGGGGGACAAATTGACTCTGGCATTCTTGCTTCTTTTTCAGACGTCTCTGTAGTTAATCTGATCAAGAATCTCAAAGAGAAGAACTTCCCTGAAGTTCGTAAGTGGGTTGTTGACAACCTAGATAATGACTCTGCAATGATTCTACGCAGGGTTTATGATTCTTTGTACAATTCCCTTGAGAACTCTAGTATTCCTGCTGCTGTTCTCATCCTTGCAAAGTATCAATATCAAATTGCCTTTGTGGCAGACCAAGAAATTAATATGCTTGCTTGTCTAACTGAAATTATGGTGGAGTGTAACTTCAAATGAATGTAAAAGTAATTCGTATGTCCTCTGGTGAGGATGTTGTGGCTGATGTGATGGAGACCAAAGAGGATTCCCTTGTTCTAATGAATGCTATTGTGGCAGTTCCTGCTGGTGGTGGTCAACTTGGTTTTGCCCCTTATGCACCTCTTCTGAATAGAAATCAGAAAGAACTGGAGATCAATCGTAAGTGGATCATCTATGTTGCTGATGTCAATGATGATTTGGTGGAACAGTATGAAGAGATGTTCTCGCCCATTGCAACTCCTAGTAAGAAACTGATTCTCTAGACGCAAAGAAAAGTATCAAATGATTATGGAGAAATTGAATGCCTTATACGCAGAAGTCATTTAAAACCTGCTTACGTTATCCAGGAGGTAAGAGTAGAGCAGTCGCCAAGATGGACCCTTACTTTCCTGACCTTAGGAACTACAAAGAGTTTCGTGAACCTTTTCTTGGTGGTGGCAGTGTTGCTATCCATATTACCAAGAAGTATCCACACCTGGACGTATGGGTCAATGACCTTTATGAACCACTGGTCAACTTCTGGCAGCAGCTCCAGATGTTTGGTGTGGATATGAAGAATACTCTTACTGAATTGAAAACATCTCATATGACAGAAGAATCTGCAAGAGAGTTGTTTCTCAAGTCAAAGGAATCTATCAATAATGAAGACATCAGCAATTTTGATAGGGCAGTTGCTTTTTATATTGTCAACAAGTGTTCCTTCTCTGGTCTCACTGAGTCATCTTCTTTCTCTAAGATGGCATCAATGAACAACTTCACTATGAGAGGAATTGATAAACTACCTGGATATTCAAAAATCATTGAAAAATGGCGTATAACTAATTACTCCTATGATTACCTACTTGGTAGTGAAGGTAATGCTTTTGTATACCTTGATCCTCCTTATGACATTAAGGATAACCTCTATGGGCGTAAGGGATCAATGCACAAAGGATTTGATCACGATAGGTTTGCTGCTGACTGCTCTGCTTGCAGTCTTAATCAGTTAGTTAGTTATAATTCTGATCAACTGGTAAAGGACAGATTCAAGGATTGGAATGCAACAGAGTTTGACCTTACTTATACTCTTAGGTCAGTGGGTGAATATATGAGGGAACAAAAGCAGAGAAAAGAGTTGTTATTGTTTAATTATGAAGTGTCAGGTAACATTGTATAAAGCAGGAACTGTCTTCAAAGAAGAAGTGATTGCTGTTGATTATCAGGATGCCAGGAAAGTTGCTCTAGCACGTAATCCTGGTGCAAAGGTTGTAAGTGTGACTGCTGTATTTTGATATGGAATTGAAGGACTGGTTGAATTCAATCAACTTTACAAAGAAGAATCTGATTCAAGAAGATCCTTCTGTGAAAAAAGAATACCCACCATTTATTATCAATAGGTGTTTGTCTGGTCATCTTGATTGTGTATTGTTTGCTAATGAAATGAACAAGTATCATTTCTTAGATAAGGATATGCAATATGAATTTTATATAAATATCTTGAGAAAAAGGAAGAGATTCTCTCCCTGGATCAGAAAAGATAAAGTCTCAGATATTGAGTGTGTGAAGTCTTACTATGGTTATAGTAATGAAAAAGCATCCCAAGCACTGAAAATTTTATCACCTGAACAAATTAAATTTATTAAGGACAAACTTGACATTGGTGGGAAAAAATGACTCAAACTGTTGAACCTCAGGTTAATTGGTCGCAAGATCAAATGGTAGAGGTAAGATTGAATGAACCTGATGACTTTCTCAAAGTTCGTGAGACCCTGACTCGTATTGGGGTAGCATCCAGGAAAGAGAAGAAGCTCTATCAATCTTGCCATATTCTGCATAAGCAAGGCAAGTACTATATTGTTCACTTCAAGGAACTGTTTGCCCTTGATGGCAAATATGCAAACCTGACAGTTAATGATGTTCAGAGACGCAATAGAATCACCAGACTGCTGGTTGACTGGGGTCTTATTGCTGTTGTAAATGAGGAGAGTATTTTGAATATTGCTCCTTTGAATCAAATCAAAGTTCTTCCTTACAAGGATAAGAATGAGTGGACTCTGGAACAGAAATATAATATTGGTAAAAAGGGGAAAACTGAACCTGCTGAATAAATAGTGTGTGCCATTCGTGCGGCACTCTACAAGTCGGAACACCCTAAAGGGAGTGTGGTTTTCTACACTCCCTTTTTTCATGCTTTCTTGTATAATTAGTATTGGATGCCGAAAGGGTCCACACAACACAAACTCGCTTTAACAAGGAGCTACCATA